CGGCGGTCGAGCGCCTGCTGCGACGGCAAGACGAGTAGTCACGCCGCCCTCGCCACGTCCGGCCGCACGCCGGGACCCCACTCCATCAGCAGGCCCAGCCGCGACGACGACGAGCCCACACCCGCAGACTCGCAGACAGCCAGCGCCGCGTCAACCCACCAGCCAGGCGGGGTGATGCAGCCGTCCGACCGTCCGCGCCAGTCGTGCACGTTGAGGCCCGTGTGCCCCGACTCCAACCGTCCACCTCGCTCCCACGTCAGCGGCTCGCCCCAATGCACCAAAGCAGGCCGGCCCATGTGGAGCCCGACCTGATAGGCGTCGGGATACCAGCCGGGCAGGATCTCCGGTGCAGCATGGCGCTCGGTATGCGTGGCGACCGCTCCGCCGTAGGCAAACAGGTAGCCGTCGGGAGTGTGCAGGTAAATGCGGTCCCGGCGCTCGTCCGTGGTCGCCAGCCCCTGCTCATCGGCCGGGGTCACCCGCAGGACGCGGAGGTAGTAGGGCGGCATCTCCGACGGGAGCTGTACGAGGCGCGTCATTCGGCCCCCAGCGCAGCCGCGACCTGTGCGCGGAGCTCCATCCCGACCCTCGCGCCGACGGTCGCCTCGACAACCAGATCGGTCCCGTCACCCGTGACGAGCACGGGCAGGTGCTGTAGCGCGTCCTCGACCACGGCACGCAGCGAGGGCCAGCCGCCGGGGATCGTGGCGAGCGGTCGAGGCATGTCCGGCTCGGCAGGATCCGCCCACGTCGTGTGGGTCCAGCCGCCGCCGCATCGAGGACACAGCGCACCCGTACTCTCGTCCCAGGTGTGCATGCAGTCCCGGCATCCGTACAGCGCGATCACAGGATCACCGCCAGCGCCAGGACGATCCCGGCCACAGCACCCGCACCGCCAGCAATGGGGGTAGCCGCGCGCCATCGACGCTTCCGCTCCCGCTCCCGTGCGGCGTCGGCCTCGAGGTCGCGGATCGTGGCACGCAGCGAAGTGTTCTGCAGGTCCAGCGCCTCACGCTCGGCCTGCGTCTGCTGCCCCATCAGTCGGCAGTCGGCCAGCTCGACGGCTAGCCCCTCCTGCGTGGCGTAGCAGTCGCACAGCTCGGCGGCCATGGGGGAGGAGTCGCACTCGACGGCATCAGCCTGGCACGGCAGGACGACCGCCAGCACGACCGTAAAATGAGCTTTTTAGTCACAGCGAAGAAGTTAATTAATATTGTCGATTTTGTTACTGAGAAATGGGATGCAGTCAAAGAATGGGTTAAAAAGAAAAACCGGGCCAGACGTGCTAGACGTATCCGTGACGCTATTGATAAGCGGGATACTTCTTATGTTAGCCGCAGGGTGCGCCATATTCTCAAAAAGCGCAGAGAGAGAAACGATTCCAACTGAACCGGTAATCAGGATAATTGACAATTCTGAATATTGGTGCTTAGAGAAACGGGCGTTTACGGCAATATTGCAATCTGCGGAGAGGTGCGAATGAATATTATAATATTGGTTTTATTAAGTCTTTTGGGCGGGTTGTTCTATCGTTTGGGCGGGATAGGCTCAGATAGGCCCAAATGGCTCAAAAACGCCCCCTGGTGGGTGTGCGACACCAAAGCCAGGGATGTAGGCGTCCCGCTTGTGATCGTGGCTTATATGGCCGTTTCCGGTTATTATACACACTGGTTATGGTTATGTTTCGGGCTTCTTTGGGGAGCGCAGACCACTTACAATAAATGGGCGCACCGGCTCATATTAAAGGAAGAAACCGATGATGTTATGTGGATTGATTGGATGGTCACTGGACTTGCCTATTCCCTGGCGTTACTACCATATGCTGTGTATACTGGGGGGTTTATTGGTCTGCTTGTCCGGGGGTTGGTTGTTACTTTATTTACTTGGGCGTGGTCTGAATTTATTGGAAAAGATTGGCTGGAAGAAGCGGGCCGAGGATTCATCCAAGTAGTTACCCTTCCGTTGTTATTTATTTAATTTCCCGACGACAAAAATAATTGTTGACAAGTCTTTCCTCTTGTGGTAAACTTTAGGCGACAATCAAGAGGGGGAGAAATGATAAAGGGAAAAAAAGTTACTCAGCGGTTTGATAAAAGAATCAACATTCGGTTCACGTCGGATGACTGGCATCTTATTATATTCCACGCCCACAAAGACAGGCAAACCCCGTCGGCGTGGGTACGGGCCAAGCTAGGAGTTATCTTAAATGGACTTCGGGAAAAACATTAAATATATATTGCAAATAATCGATAATTTGGTATACTGAAAGCATCAGTCAATTTTATAAAATATAAAAATGCCAACAAAATAATGACACGTCAAGACCCGACTAGAGCAGTTAAAAACGACCAGTATTTTTTTGTCTTTTATCCCTCGCAAGAAAGAGAAACTGGTCTACCCTTACGGGTTTATCTAGTCGGGCCTCGAGTATTGTGAGGGATTTTTTATGCTTACATTACAAATATTACAGAAGAGAGCAAAGGACATGTTAGAGAATCCGACAAAGCATGAAAAAATTATGTGCGAGTGTTTTGAGTTATTCCCATTAGAACAAATCAAGAAACAATTTATTATTGCGCCCTATATTGTTGACTTTTTCTGCCCATCCAGAAATCTCGTAATTGAAATTGATGGAAACTTTCATGATAAAGACAGAAAGCAACAGAATTATGACATGCGTAGAGACCAGCATATATCATCATTTGGTTTAAGAGTATGGCGGCTTAGAAACCTAGAAATAGAGGACAATTTGCTTGGGATTATTGATAAATATCTCCAAATAAAACCGATTCCATCAAAAGGATTGTATAGAAAAATAGACAGAAACAATAGAAGATTCATTGAGAAAAGGCGAATAAAAGAGTTTCGGAAAATGTTTGCTTACTGCTTAATCCGCAACGTACAACTGGTAATTAATTGGAAATATTATGGACGGCAGAGACCAACATTTAAATAAGGAGGACATCATGACGAGCCACGAAGAACAAATTGAATCCGCGATGATCTTAATTTTAAGCATGCTGTTCGCTTTCTTCTGTTTATTGGCGGCGGCGTATGTGCAGGTGGCCTTATGAACAAGAACTATTTGATAATCGCATGTATCTGCGGCGTGATCGCGGGGATATTCATGGTGTTGCTTTGGGTATCCCTCAGTCACGCCCAGGTCATCCAGCCGGCGTTCGTGCCTGATACGCCGGAAAAGGAAGAGCGTTTACTAATGGCGATTTACAAAGCGGAGGGCGGCCATGAGACGAAGTATCCCTTTGGAATCAGATCGGTCACCTGCGACGGATATGCAGATTGCCGCCAGGTGTGTCTTAGAACTGTCAGGAATAATATTAAGAGATGGCATGACTCAGGACGAAAAGTTGATTATCTTACGTTCCTTAGAAATCGTTACTGCCCTCTTGACGCACAGAACGACCCAACAGGATTAAATTCTCATTGGCTTAAAAATGTGAAATGGTTTTTAAATCATGGATAAAAAATACTTAGAAATAATGGCCCAGGCCAAAAAGATTCGTGAAGCGACGGATCAGTTGAAACGGGAACTTAAACAGATCGATGATGAGTTTTTGGTTAAAGAGGCTGAAAGGATCATCAATGATAAATCTTGAATCCAGTCAAGTTTATGGAGAAAGCCCATACCTTAACCCGCCGGACCATCCTTTTGAAAGATACCCGGATGGTTTTGTATGTCCGTACTGTCTTGAAGAGGGGGTGTCTGACGAGGGCGAGGTGTGTCCATCGTGCCAGGCTGATCTGGCCGAATTAAGAATGAGCGAATAAGAAAGGGGGTGTTGAATGCCTGATGTTGTTGATGTTGAGATGTGGAATCGGCAGGTAGCGGAGTTCAAAGAGCTTGCTGATAAGAACGGGGCGGCGTTTGATCTTAGACGCTACCCTGATGGAAAAGAACGTGTTGTTATTGAACAGTGGTTTAAACGAAAGGAGCAGGGAAATGGTTAAACAAACTGATGTTGTTGTTGCTGAAAAACGAGAGCAATCCCCGACGGAAATGATCCGCTATGCGATAGAGAAAGGGGCTGATCTTGATAAATTGGAAAAACTCATGTCATTAAAACGTGAGTGGGATAAGGACGAGGCTCGGAAGGCGTACCATAAGGCGATGGCTGCCTTTAAGTCCGATCCGCCAAAAATCTTCAAAGACAAGACCGTTTCCTTTGATACTCAAAAGGGAAACACAAGCTACAAACACGCCACGTTAGGCCAGGTCACAGAGTTGGTAAGCACCGCTTTAAGTAAACACGGTCTTTCCGCTTCCTGGACCACAAAGCAAAACGGGCAAGTAATCGTTACTTGCCGGATCACCCATGAATTAGGGCATAGTGAGGAAACCAGTCTTGCGGCTCCTTCAGACACAAGCGGGTCAAAGAACGCAATCCAGGCTATCGGTTCAACGATCACCTACCTTGAGAGGTACAGCCTTCTTGCTCTGACAGGACTTGCTACATATGACCAGGACGATGCTGGGATAGCTTCCAGTGAAGTTGAGTATATCAATGACAAACAGGTACACAAACTTCGGGATCTTCTTATAGCTACCGGGCTTGAGAAGAAAGAAAGCAAGTTGATGAAGTATCTTGGAGTTGAATCTTTGGAAAAGCTCCCGGCTAAGGACTTCCAAAAAGCTGTTGCCGCGATAGAAGCCAGCGGCAAGAAGAAAGGAGCTTCCAAATGAAAATCATTGATTGCGAACAGGGAACGCCAGAATGGTTCCAAGCCAGGGCAGGGAAACCAACGGCATCCGGGTTTGACAAAATACTGACGACAAAAGGTGTCCCCTCGAAACAAGCGGAAAAGTATCTTTACCGCCTGGCCGGGGAAGCTGTGACAGGAATCCCGGAGGAAAGCTACCAGAACGTGGCCATGCTACGAGGCAAGGAAATGGAAGCCGAGGCCCGGAAGTTCTACGAGTTCAAGAATGATGTAGAAATCGTCCAGATTGGGTTTTGTCTATCTGATGATGGATATGGATGTTCGCCTGACGGGTTGGTTGGTAAAGACGGGCTGCTTGAGATCAAATGTCCTCTTATGTCAACGCACGTCGGCTATCTGTTAAACGGGACGCTCCCAACAGAGTATTTTCAGCAAACGCAAGGACAGCTTCTTGTCACGGGACGAAAGTGGCTTGATTTTTTAAGTTACTATCCGGGCATTAAGCCGCTGCTTGTGAGGGTTGAGAGGGACGAGAAGTTTATAAAATTACTTAAAACAGAGCTTGAGGGATGTTGCAATAAAATATACGAAATCGTTCAAGCAATTAAGGAGAACTAAAATGCAATTCAAAAACATCTGCACCAAACAGGTCTACACCGACAAGCAGGGGAACCAGAAAACAAACTGGCTTATGGCCGGGACGTTAAAAGTCTTAAATGACGGCAAGATGTTTATTCAGTTAAACCATCTTCCTGATGTGACTTTTTTCGTGTTTGAGCAAAGGAAGAAAGAAGAATCCTCCCCGGCGCAATCCGGTGAACCTGTTGATGAGAATTGGTCTGAATAATGCCAAAGTGCCAAGCTAAAGTTCTGGGGACAAAGGTGGACGAACAAGGCCGGTTACTTGCAAAGATCAGATTCAATCGTAAGATGCCGGCCGCAGGGGAAAACCTGATAGTTAAATGGGGATCAGTCCGATCTTTGCCCCAGAACTCTTTATATTGGGTTTATTTACAATGGCTTATTAACGAAGGCGGTCTTAAAGAACACGGCCACTTTGATCCCATGGCACTTCACATGGACCTTAAAGCGCATTTCAAAGATAAGATCGAAGCCCTTGAAGAAGAAACGACCACGATTCTAACCAAGTCAGAGTTTGGCGAGTATATGGACATGGTTGATAAGTTCGTCCAGGAATTTTTTGAAATTGACACAAGCGGGTTCTGGTCTGTTTATGAAAAAGATTTCAAGATATAGGCTGATGGGCAGGCTCTGGTCACGTGAGGGTACCATCCTGCCACAGCCGGAAAGGTGGAAGATATGACATTAATGCAGGACACGAGTTTAAGGGCATATTACGACCTAAAGAAAGAGGGCAAGTTGCAGCCGGAGGAGTTAAGGGTTGTTTGGGCGTTATCTGAGTGTGGCCCGATGTGCGACTTTGAGATAGCAAGAACGACCGGGATGACATTAAATAGCGTTAATGGCAGAAGAAACAGCCTGGCCCAGAAAAGGATAGTAGTGATCCGGGGGAAGAAGCGCAACCCGCATACAGGTAAATCTAATATCATCTGGGGATTATATAACAGGTTGTTTTGATATGGCGAGAATAAGATATTTAAAACCAGAGTTTTTCTTTGATGAGGATTTAGCTGATCTTGATTATGTTGTCAGGTTAGCTTTTCAAGGGTTATGGGTTAATGCAGATAAAGCAGGCAGGGTATGCGACAGCCCTAAAAAGCTCAAGGCCTTAATATTTCCTTATGATGAAGTTGATATGGACGATCTCTTGTTCCAGTTAGAAAAAAAGCCGTTTATTAATAGATATGAAGTAGATGATAAAAAATACATACAAATATTAAATTGGGATTTACATCAGAAACCTCACCATACAGAAAAAGATTCGGTCATACCTGGCGACATGGAAAAGGGAAAGATAAAGATAAAGAAAAAGATAAAGCAGGTCAAAGCGACCTGTGAGTTAAGCAACGGTGAGTTAACCGTTAAAGAACGGTTAAAAGCATTTGAAGATATTTGGTCTAAATACCCAAATAAAGCTGGTAAGAAAGCAGCCGAGAAGCATTTTATATCATCTGTCCTTAATGACCAAGATTTAAAAGACATCGGGGCGGCCCTTAAAAACTATCTTTCCAGTGTCAGGGTAAAAAAGGGATACATTCAGAACGGATCGACCTGGTTTAATAATTGGCGGGATTGGGTTAATTGGGTAGAACCTGAGTGTAATACAGTCAAAGAAGATAAGCCGAATATACCAAAATCCCCTGCTCATCTTGAATGGAAAGAGCCGGAATACATGAGGAGCCATGAAACCTAAATACAAAAAGAAACGCCGCAAGAAAACAAAGTACGAGCTTCAAAAGGCCCGGACATGGGCAAAGTGCAGCATATACAACCGCAGAAAGTTAGCTGATAAAGACGGATATGTTGAGTGTATCACTTGCGGGGTAAAGAGGCATTATAAAGACATGATGCAGGCCGGGCATTGGTTAGCTGGCCGGGGGAATGCGGTTTTATTTGAAGATGACGGGATACACGCTCAGTGTTTTCGATGTAATTACTATGGCGGGGGTAAAGAGGTAAATGTATCTCAGAATTACCATCAATTTATGTTAGATCGGTACGGCCAGGAAAGGATGGATGAGTTAATTGTTTTAAAGAACACAGCTAAGAAGTTTACGCTCGAAGAACTTCAAGACATTGAAGATGAGTATGATGACAAGTTAGTCGGGCTTGATATAAGAGACGGAAAAATTTAAGGGGAAAAAATGAATATAACCCGCATATGGTCTATGCCAAACAGATGGACGTTTACGATTAAGCCGATTAAAGAATTGCTTGTTGAAGAAATGAAACCAAATCAGGCGTGGATAGACCCTTTTGCCGGAAAGTATAGTCCGGCAACCTGTACAAATGATATAGACCCTGCCGCAAACTCGCAACATCATCAAGATGCTTTGGTATTTTTGAAAAATCAAATCGACGAATATGATGGAGCTTTATTTGATCCTCCTTACAGCGCAACACAGGCGAAGAGATTATATGATACGTTAGGAAAGAGATTTACAGCAGATATGGGGCGACCGGAATATTGGTCAAAATGTTTAAATGAGATAGCCAGGATTGTAAAGGTTGGCGGTAAAGTTATCAGTTTCGGGTGGAACAGCAACGGGGCAGGGATGAGCAGGGGATTTAAAATAGAAAGAATATTGTTGGTTGCCCACGGAAGCAGAAGGAACGATACGATTGTTACGATTGAAAAGAAAATTATGGATTAGATATAAATATTGGGGGGGGAAACATGAAAATTGAAATCAAATACACTGCGAAATTTTAAAGAACGGAACACAGGTGAGGAGAATGCCATGAAATACGATGACGAAGAAAAAGAGATATTTAATATAGTGCTGAAATATGTCGACCGGGTAGACGAGCATAATATAGACACAGATACTTGTTTACCAGCGATACAAGACATCATCAGGTCTATTGAAGAGCTGGCTATGGAAATTGAGGAAGGGAAGCATGAAAGGATTGATGACCGAGTTGGGTATGATGATTAACCACCCAGGAAGAAAGGAATGAGAGATGAAGATAATTAAACCACCATACGAAAGCAAATATCCTGATGCCATATATGTCAGAGGTTTTAAATGCGGAAAGAAGAAAAACAAATATGAGCCACATCAGGGTAAGCAGGAAAAGGCAAGGCGTGTTTCTAGAATGCCCCCCACGTCTTAACAGAAAGAACACTAGGGGAAGGATAGCTGAGAAAGGAGAGATATGATGAAGAAGGTAATTGAAATAGAAACAGACGAACAGACGATGTTAAAGATTGATAGGTTTCTGTCGTGGCTTCACCTTAACGGAAACTGGGGACATAGCGGTAGTCCATGTATTGATTTCGATGGCGACGGACCAGATGGTTTTAAAATAATAAGTGGCATTGATTATAAAAAGCACGCTAAATACATAAGCAAATTGCGGGGGCGAGAAAAAAGGGTTGAGTATATAGGTTGTGATAAACAAAAGGATGCGGATGATGAGTAATCCTGCCCCATTAGGTCACTTATCAACACTCAAAAAATGTAAGCATGGAGTTTATGGTCTATGTACTTTATGTGCTTACAAGAATACTGGAAGAAGGAAATCAACGGACCGTAAATGTGAGCAGGATGTGGTTGAGTTTATGGAATCAACGGTAAATCGACAGTTAGGAGAACTTAACCAATGAATTTATATGACTGGCTACTTAAAAACGGGTATGAATTGCCGAAGGATAAGGTTGTTATCTTTGCTGGAGATGTGGATGAGTGGAGCAGTGGCTACAACCAATCCAACCAAGACTGGATAAAAGCCCTCAAGGAGATACCGTATGAATCGCCTAATGATAAATTGGTGGAAGCCCTCAAAATGATACTTGGGTACTCAATGACTGCAAAAGATTTTTACAAGGGAACTATTGGAAACAATTTTGATTACATAATTAAGACAGCAGAGCAAGCCCTCTCGCAGATCGAGGCACCGAAGGAGGTTGAGAGATGAGCTACCAATGCGATGTATGCGGTAAGATTGTCCCACAGAAAGAAATAAAAACAATCATAGCTTATGGACTAGACACCGATGCTTGTGCCGAGTGCCGAGGTGAGGAGGTTGAGCATGACCAAAGAGAGTTTGAAGCCGTGTGTTTGTGATGAAGAAGGGCGAACGCTAATTTGCTCTAAGTGCCATGGGGTTGTTACCCGCCCCGATAAGGTTGAGCTGGAGGAGGAAGAGATTTATAAATATCTTATGGCATGGTCAGATTTTGCAGAAATAGCAGAAACAAAATTAAGGCATCACTCCCGCGCCATCGTCTCCCACTTCTCAGCCCCGAAGGATATTGAGATAGACCTACTAGGACACCGAAGGGCATTATCTGAGTTGAGGTGTTTATTTGGATTATCTGATGATGGGGAGAGCTATTCTGAAATTTATGATAAGCATAAAGAGGTGAACCAAAGACTGGTGGAGGCTCTTGAGTATTGCCGAAAGACGATTGATAGAACAAACTACGAGCCGGGGAATAAAACTATTGCTCTTGAGAAATCTGCTAAAGCCCTCGCCGGGGCGAAAGGAGAGAGATGAAAGATAAGATTAAAGAATTAATAAAATATGACAGCTGTTCTCAGTTTTATATCTCAAAATATCCTAACGATATAAATAAAGTGTTTGAGGGTATAGATGGATTAGCAAATAAGATCCTAGACCTCATCGCTAAGGAATTGCCGAAGGAGAAGGAAACGGATGAACCGAAAGAAGAATATACAGAGGGTGACATTACAAAAGAGGCAAAAGATTTAGCAAGAGCATTACAAAAGAAATTCCCTTGGTTGCCAATCAACGGAGAGTATCATTTGGCTAAATATATTGTCTTTGACCTTAGATACAGAAAAATCTCTGAAAAAAGAATAAACAACATAGATTAAGGAGATATTGAAATGACATTAGCCATCAAACATAACCTGGAGGAGTGATGAGTAAGAAAACAGTATGTGATAATTGCCAAAAGATGTTACAGCAGTACGCTTCAATGTGCGAAAGTGCTGATTGGATGAGAATATCTCAAAAACAATTATGAGTAGAAAAAGGATAAGGAGCATAATGGACATTTACACAGCTACAAGAGATATGTTGGACAGGTTCCCCCAGGGCGATCCGAGACAAGATGATTGATATTATATTTATACATCCAAACGCTTCTCAAAAGATATACCAGGGGTTAAGCAAGAGTTTGTCAGCTATCGAGCCGCCAATATGGGCTGGGTTATTGGCTGGTCATTGCCTTAAGAATGGGTTTTCTGTAAATCTTTTAGACTGTGAAGCGGAACAGATAAATATAGATCAGGCGGCAGACATAATAAATTCAGTTAACCCGCGGATTGCATGTTTTTGTGTCTATGGCCAGCAGCCGTCTGCCAGCACGCAGAACATGGAAGGCGCTGTGGAGTTGTCATCTTTATTAAACAAGAAATATCCGCATATTAAAATATTGTTCGTTGGCGCCCATGTCGCAGCGGCGCCGGTGATAACAATGGCTCTTCACCCGGAAATAGATTTTGTATGTCAGAATGAGGGAGTTTACACAATATTAAAATTACTTAAAACCGACATGAACAGTGAGCATGATCTTAGTCTTGTTGATGGGTTAGGTTATCGCATGGGAGATTTGGTGTTTCGGAACAGGCCATCAGATGTTGTGCCGCAGCGGAAGATGCAAGATGATCTCCCAGGTGTTGCATGGGAATTGTTCACGATGAAGAAATACAGAACGTCTCTTTGGCATTCTTATACTAATGATTGCTGCCGTGGGGATTTTGCATCGATTTACACAAGTCTAGGGTGTCCATTCGGGTGTTATTTCTGCATGATAAATATTATAAACCGCACTAACGGAATATATGCTAACGAGAGCAGAATGTTAAGAAGGTGGCCGGTGTCGTCTGTCATGGACCAGCTGGATAAGTTAGCCGATATGGGGATGAAAAATTTAAAGATAGCCGATGAGATGTTTGTTTTGAACCCTAACCACTTTCTTGAAATATGCAAGCAGATCATAAGAAGAAAGCATAAATTTAACATATGGTGTTATGCCCGCATAGATACGGTCAAAAGGGAATATTTGGATATTATGAAAAAGGCCGGGATTAACTGGATAGGATTGGGGATAGAATCAGGGGCGCAGAAAGTGAGGGATGATGTCATTAAGGGCCAGTTTGAAAGAGTGGATATTAGGCAGGTTGTTAAAGATATTGATAATAGCGGAATTAATGTGGCTGCTAATTATATTTTTGGTTTGCCAGAAGATGATATTTCCTCTATGCAAGACACTCTTGATTTGGCTTTTGAGTTAAACACACCAATGGCAAACTTCTATTCTGCAATGGCATACCCCGGAAGTCCTTTATATGGGAAAGCATTGGAAAACGGGTGGGAACTCCCTGGAAGTTATTTGGGATACTCTCAGCATTCTTATGAATGTCAACCTTTGCCTACGAAGTATGTATCTGCCAGGGAGGTATTAAAGTTTCGAGATGATGCATGGAAAAAGTATCATAATCGGTCCAAATATTTAGATTTGATAAAGAATAAGTTTGGGGATAAGGCTAAGGAAGAAACTATAAATTCAATGAACATAAAGTTAAAAAGAAAACTTTTGAATGATTGAACTTACAAAAGCCGCTAATCGTCTTGAAGGGCAACCGATGTTCCGTTTGCTTGAAAAGGTAAATGAGAGAATAGCTAATGGCGAAGATATAATCCATTTTGAAATAGGCGATCCCGACTTTAAAACGCCTTCGTCGGTGATAAATGCTTGTCATGAAAGTCTTTTAAAAGGATACACCCATTACACAAATTCATCGGGAGATAGCGAATTTAAAGAAGCCATCGCAGACTATACTTATCGTGATTTAGGTTTTAAGCCAGACATGGACCAGATCGTAGTTTCGCCGGGGTCGAATTGTCTTATTTATTCTGTGATCAGATGTCTTGTTAAACAGGGCCAGGAGGTTTTGGTCCCCGATCCATCATTCCCGACATATTATTCTGTATTAAAGTTTCTTGGCATTCCTGCTGTTGCTATCCCTGTGAGAGAGATCAATGATTTCCGCATGAATCCTAAAGACATCGAGAAAAGGATAACCAAAAAAACCAAGTTGTTGATAATCAATTCCCCGCAAAACCCGACTGGGTCAGTTATAACACCTGAAGAGATAAAAGAGATTTATGACATAGCTGTAAAAAAAGATATATACATTTTAAGTGACGAAATATACCGACATATGAGTTATGACGATTGTGTATCATCGCCAAGCAAATATGACTATTGCAAAGAAAGGACCATAATGATGACGGGGTTTTCAAAAGTTTACGCCATGACTGGCTGGCGGTTAGGGTATATGATCGGGCCGACAGAGTTGTGTGAAAAGATTGGCCTTTTGCTTCAGACGACCATATCATGCACTAATACGTTCATACAAAAGACCGGGGCGATGTTATTAAATACAGGATGTGAAGAAGTAAGGGCGATGATTGAAGTTTTAAGAAAAAGGCGCAAAATAATTGTGGACGGATTAAATGACATTCCTGGAATATCATGTGTCATACCAAAAGGTGCGTTTTATGTATTTCCAAACATAACGAAAACAGGCATGGACAGCCAAGAGTTTGCTGATTTTATGCTAAAGAACGGGGTGGCGTTATTGCCTGGGCCAAACTTCGGCAAATATTGCGAAGGATATGTAAGAATGTGTTATTGCACTTCTACGGAAAACATCAAAAAAGGACTAGAAAGAATAAAAAATGCGTTGCGTGCAAAAATGGCGATGTAACCAAAAAGAGAATCAAGCAACCTGCGGAAAGGAAGCACACTACCATGAAGCGGTCAATAATAAGCATCAATATTATTGTCAATATCATTGGGGGAAAAGGTTAGGTTTCGAAAGGGGAGATGATGAAGATAAAGGCAGCTGATTATGTAATAAACTATTTGGCAGAGCAGGGCGTGAGAGAAGTATTTTCAGTATATGGGTCAGCCAATGGCGATCTTATTGATGCTTTCACCAGGACTAATAAAATAAAATATGTGTGTGTAATGCACGAACAGGCGGGCGGGTTCGCTGCTGAGGGATACGCAAAAGTATCTGGCAATTTTGGCGTGGCTTTAGCAACGAGCGGCCCAGGAGGTCAGAATTTTGTCACTCCAATAGGGAATTGTTTTTATGATTCTGTTCCTTGTTTATTTATTACTGGTCAGATAAAAACTCAATTTTTCAGACCTCATGAAGGTATCCGGCAGATTGGGTTCCAAGAGACTGACATAGTTAGTATTGTTAAGCCGATCACCAAATATGCTGTTATGATAAAAAGTCCAAATGATGTTCCTTATGAGCTTCAGAAGGCCATTCATATAATGAAAACGGGCCGTCCGGGGCCTGTGCTGATAGATTTGCCAATAGATGTCCAGAAGGCAGAAATTGAAATTTCATCTGACAGAACATATTATCCCTTCCAGGACAATGATTACTTTTTTGAACTTGATATGCTTTATAATGATTTGTGTAAAGTAAAGAGACCCGTCTTGCTAATTGGCGCAGGATGTTATAAGGCAAAAGATGATGTTCTTAATATGGCCAGTCTTTTAGGAGTTCCTGTATATCCTACATGGAACGCAATAGACATAATCTGTTCTGATTTCCCATATTACGGTGGACGGATTGGAACTTACGGCGGCCCTGGCAGAAATTTTGGTGTGCAGAACAGTGATTTGCTCATAGGTATAGGGACACGGTTATCAGGCCGAATTACCGGGGGGAACGTGCGGTCATTTGCCAGGAGTGCTAAGAAATACCTTATTGACATCGATAAAGAAATGCTCCAGCCGCATTACCAGCAATGCCCGTTTGACGTTAATTGGTATTCAGATGCAGGATATTTTGTCCGGGAATTCAATAAGTATATCAATAATAAACTCCTCCCAGACTTTACATCATGGACACAAAAGGCCATTGCATGGAGAGAAAAGTATGATACTGTCAAGCCTGAGCATTTTATTGAGCAGGAAGAAAAAACATTTGTTCCTGTTCATCCGTATGGATTCATGCAAAAGTTGTCTCAACTCTGTTCGCCTAAAGATGTTATTGTTGGAGATTGCGGAGGGAATATTGTAATCATGAATCATGCGTTTAGATCAAAAACCGGGCAGAGGATCATAACTAACAACGGAAACTCTCCGATGGGTTTTTCAATGGCCGGAGCAATCGGGGCGTGGTTCGCAACAAAAGATAATGGATATGATATATATGATTGTGACAGCAATCCATCCTTTGGGATTCATAACGTGATCTGCATAATAGGTGACGGCGGGATGAACATGAACATCCAAGAGTTGCAGACAATGGTAAACTATAATGTTGGGGTAAAAGTTTTTATTATAAATAATAATATATATGGGATCACAAAAGCATTTCAAGAGGTAAATTTTGAAGGCCGCGCGGAAGCGTGCGGGCCGAAAGGGTATGCGCCGCCTAATTTCCAAAAAGTTGCCGATGCATATAATATCAGTTTCAGGCATATATATTTCAACAAAGGTCTCGACGAGAAAATAAAAGAAGTATTACACCACGAAGGGCCGGTTATATGTGATGTGGTTTGTCCTGAATATCACACCTATGAACCAAAGGTTATCGGATGGAGCAAACCCATAGAAGATATGTACCCGTATTTACCCAGGAAAGAATTTAATCAAAACATTATTTTAAAAAACAGTTGAAAAAATATTATTTTATGGTATAATAAAGGCGTAAAATAAGGTTCTAGCTCTATGCCCGTACGAGTGAAACAGTTTCTCGACGGGCTATTTTTTTAAAAAATGCCAAAACTTACAAAAACCCGCCTTTCTGACAGGACAGCAGAAAGGCTTTTTTACTTTCGGGAGCCTCCGATCTTGACAAATAAGATAAAAAAGAAGATTCGTGCAAGGTTCCCATAATTTAGATCCCGGGTCGCTCCCGGACTGACCAACAAAAACTTTAAGGCACAATTCCTGATCAGGGGGGTTGTGCCTTTTTTGTTGGGGGCATTATGAACACCACAAAACATGAAAAGACAATTAAGGAATTATTTGTAGGAAAGTGTTGGTCTTATCTTAATGATAACTTTCATAAGTTCAGCCAAACAAACAAGATAAAGATCGCTTTGGCGCTAACTACAAAAGACTTGCCTACACAGCTTGATGGTGAATTGGTTAAAAACCAAATAGTTGTTATACGAAATGAATGTGAAATTAAAAACGTGGCAAGAGAGGTTCGTGTATAACAGGAAAAGGTATCCTGGATTTTGGGCTGGGTGGGCTTGCGGTAAGTCAATGTGTATGATTCTTCGTGGGCTGGCTTACACAGAGAACATCCCGGAGAACTTAGGGATCATCTTTCGGAAAGAGTACACAGACCTGAGAGATTCGACAGTAAAAGATTTTGAGAAATACACAGGGTTAAAGGTAAACAGCCAGCGGGAAGTGGTCTTTGACAATAAGTCGGTTATCCAGTTCAGGCATATAGAGGAATTGCACAATATCCAGAACGTAAATTTAGGCTGGTTCGCGATAGAGCAGGGTGATGAGCTGGAGACGGATAATGAGTTCTTCTTGCTCTTTGGCAGGTTAAGGCGGCAGGTCAACCCTACGGACAACTTCAAGCGGTTAGGGTTGCCTGAGCGGTCCGGGTTCGTTATAGGAAACGCGGGAGATCACTGGGGCCGCCGGTTGTGGAAAGAGGGCGAGCTTGATGAATCTGACTGTATAGAAGCCAGCACATACGACAATGCTGACGTTTTGCCGGCTGATTTCTTAGATGGCTTGGAGATCATGAAAAAGACCAAGCCGGAGATATACGCTCAGTTCGTAGAGAATGATTGGAATGTTTCAGGGGACAAGTTTGTTATCATTACCAACCAGATGTTAGAGGCGATCCGAGGGTTAAGGATACAGTTCCCCAAGCTGTATAAGATCATCAGTTGCGACCCTGCGATGGGCGGTGATGAGTGTGTGATATATGTGTTAGAGAATGGCCGCCGGGTAGATACAAAGATCATGTTTGAGCGGGACACGATGAAAGTTGCCGGTGAGTTAATGATGATGGCTGCTAAGCACAAGATTGAGGATTTCATAATAGATACGGTAGGGATAGGGATAGGCATAGCTGACAGGTTGAGGGAGTTAGGCAAGAGGGTTCAGTTTTTCAATGGGGCAGAGAAATCAAACCGGCCCGAAGTGGTCAATATGCGGGATTTGGCGTATTGGTACACTATGAACAAGATACAGGACAAAGAGATTGAGTATCCGTGTGAGGGGGATGAGGAGCTAAGAAAGCAGTTGGTGAATGTTCCGTATAAGGTGACCAATTCAAAGGGGCAGATCAAGTTATTGCCTAAAGAGCAGATCAAGAAAGAGTTAGGCAGGAGTCCTGACCGGGCAGATTGTTATGTTATGGGGATATATGGGCTTCAATACGTTCAGCCCTGGAGGAAGAAAGACGGGTACTTTGATGAGGCAGGACAACCTGAGTTCAATCCGGCAATAGTTTAATAATGATTGGACACAGAAATATGATTTCTATGTCCATATAAAACGGAGGTTAGGATGCCAAGAGGAAAGAGGAAAGTTAAAGAGCCTGAAGTTAAATCCTGGGAAGAGCCTGAAGTAAAAGAACCAATCAAGCAAGAAGTAAAAGAGCCGAGAAATTTTGAATCTAAGAAGAAGTATTCCTGCGGATGCCCGGTAGTGGCGGTGGATGCTACTAGAAACAAAGAAAAGTGCATACAGCATCAGGTGTCGTAATGCCATTGAAAAAAGGAAGATCAAAGAAAACGGTATCATCAAACATCAGAGAGTTGGTAAGAAGTGGTCGGCCCCGCAAACAGGCGGTGGCTATTGCTATGAAGAAAGCCGGGAAAGCGAGGAAGCGTGGCTAACACACAGAGCATTCCATCAATGAGGCCAAAGAGGATAAGCGTCAAAAAGGGGAAAAAGAGTGGCAAAAGAAAATAAGGTTGACATACAGGAGTGCTTGAAAAATCTTCGGTACACTCGCAGAAAGAATAAGGGGTTTTTTGATAAGTATAAAGAGGACTTTGAGGTCGCCGCGGGGAAGCAGTGGGATGAGCAAGATGAGATTAACTTACGAAAGGCTGGGATTGAGCCGTTAACGATCAACAAGATCAAGCCTATCATTAAGCTCTTATCAGGCATAGAGAGGCAGAGTAGGAGCGATTTAATAGCGTTCCCGGAGGGCCAAGAAGATTCGATCAAAGCTGAGATTTCCACGAAACTGATTAAGTGTGTGATGAAGAAAGCCAGGGGGCAGTATAAGCTCTCAGCACAGTTTAAGTCCGGCGTAATTGGCGGGGCGTGTTATTTGGAGCCTTATCTTGATTATTCTTATGACCTGTTAAATGGCGAGTTGAAGTTTAAGAAAGTCAGCGCAACGAGGATATTAATTGACCCAGACGCTGAGGAGTATGACTTATCTGACGCTAAGTTCGTTATTAAGCTATCCACGAGCCTCACTAAAGACCAGCTTTTAGAGTTATTCCCTAAGAAAGATAAAGAGATTGAAAAAGCCGAGTTTTCCCGGTTTTTCTTTGATGAGAATGGCAATCTAACCAAGACCATTCAGTACGAGGATTATGAGGACCACGAGTTTGAAGATGACGAAAAAGACCGAGAGAATGTAAAGGGTGAGTATGACCTGGCTGAGTATTACTATAAAGACAAGACAACTAGATATTATGTAGTCAGCCGGCAGGACGGCACGATTCTCGAGTTAGATACCAATGAAGAAGCCGAGGCTTACGCTCAGACCATCCCAGGATCGGTGATTATTGAAAAAGAAGTGCCGGAGATTCGTAGGAAAGCGTTTATTGGGTCCACTGTGCTGGATGATGATGTTGCATGGACTTATCCTAAATGGAAGTCTTATCCATTTATCCCATATTTCTGTGAGTGGAATACGGAAGATGGCGTAGATAAAGAGTTCTTGATCCAGGGGATAGTGAGGCATCTTAGGAGTTTACAGTTTGAGTATAACAAACGCCGGACGCAGGAGTTAAGACATCTCAACTCATCTATTAACTCAGGTTTTCTTGCACCTAAAGGGGCTTTAGATAAGCCGACACTTGATAAGTTGCAGAAGTACGGGTCAACGCCAGGGTTCACGGGAGAGTACGATCCATCCAAGTCTGGCGGGACAACGCCTGACCAGTGGCGGTTAAGGCCCATGACGTTAAGTCAGGGCCACGCACAGTTGGCGCAGGAGAACGCGCAGGATATAAAAGAGGCGTCTGGAGTCAATCCTGATCTTTTAGCTAATGATAGCGAGTCACAGTCTGGCCGGGCGATACTGTTAAAACAGCGGCAGGGGTTGGTGATGGTGCAGGAGCCGCTGGACAATTACGGAGAGACCAAGAACATACTTGGAAAGTTCATCCTGACGCAGTTGGGTGAAGTGTTCACGGTAGAGACTGCCGCAAAGGTTTTAGGAGAGTCATGGATAAACCAGCAGGACGCTTTTAAAGAGCCTGTTTTTGATGAGATGGGCCAGCCGCAGCTGGGGACGGACGGGAAGATAAGGTTAGAGTTGAATCCTAATATAGTGGGTAAGGTAATAAATGATGTATTAAATGACGCTTCGTTAGGAAAGTATGACGTTACGATCGGTGAGGGGGCGTACACCGAAACGACCAGGATGGCCAATCACATGACGTTAATGGACATGGCCAGTAAGGGAATTCCGATCCCGCCTGATGTATTGATACAGGAATCTAATTTGCCGGAAAGCACAAAGTCAAAAATCTTAGCGGCAGTGGAGAGGCAGACGATCCAACCGCAGGAAAAGGAGATCGCATGAGCGAAGAGAAAGTTATAATTGAAGAGCCTCAGCAAGAAGAGAAAATTGAGATCAGTACAGAGGGGTTGAGTCTCGAAGAGATCAAAGCCGGTCGGGACGCGGGGATAATCCCTAAAGAGGAAAAGGAAGATGACAAGACAGAAGAGGCCGAAGTTTCAGAAAAGAAAGAAGAAGAACCCGCCGCAGAAGAGAAACAGGATGAGGACAGTAAGCCTTTAGACCCGGCAGATTTCGACCAGATGGAAGAGGCTTATAATAAAGACGAGAAGAAGTTTCATAAAAACTTCACGTCAAACGCGAAAGCATTATATTTCAAGCATAAGAGAAACAAGCAGTTAAGGCAGGAAGCGCAGGAAGCCTTAGATGAGGCGCAGAAAGAGAAAGAGTTTTTATCGGTACAGACAAAGAGTTACCAGAAACAGTTGTCAGATATTGAGGCGTTGATAGATAGGATTGATTCCGGGGATGAGAACATTACCACGGCAGACATCAGGAAGGTGATAGCGTTTAAGAAAGCCGAGCAAGAGCGTAAGGAAGAGTCCAAGCCGGAAGATAAGAAAGCCGGGCCAGACGAGAAGCAGAAGAAATATTTAGCCGAGAAAGAAAAGAACACCGATTTGTTGGGGAGAAGCAAGTACGAGGATTTTGACAGGTATATAGAATTGGCAAAAGAGGTTGTTGATAAGGACCGAGATTTAGCCGATGTGATAACGAGGGCATATATAAATCCAGAAGTTGACGAAGAGCAGCTTGTGGAAAAGATTGTTAAAGTTGCGAGGACGCATCCTAAGTTCGGCGAGAAGCCGAAAGAGAAGAAAGACGAGCAGCAGAACGATAAGATCGATCGCATAGTGGCAAATGCGAATAAGAAGAAATCTTCGGCGGCATTGACTACTGGGTCAGGCCGCAGGGAGATCGGGTATGATGATTTGACCGTTGAGGATGTAAGTCAGATGAGTCAAAAGCAGTGGAACAGCCTGCCGGATAATGTCCGGGAACGGTTGATGAAAGCAGTAAGCAAGTAAATTTTAAGTAACTAAAATACTTAAAAAGAGCATTTCCTTAATCGCTGAAGAGCGAAGTGTAGTTAGGGGATGCTCTTTTTTTGCGCATAAAAGGAGAAATACAAATGTCAAACACACAGTCCATTGACAATCTGCGCCCGGAGATATGGGCAAAAGAGTTGTATAAAGATGTTATGGACAATCTCTACTTCACCAATAACGGGATGATGGGAGAGGGGTCTAATAACATCATTGAAGTAAAGAATGACCTCGCCAAGATGCGAGGCGACCAGATTACCGTAGGGTTAACGGCCAAATTGACCGGCGCGGCAGTCACAGGTGATAGTGAGCTGGAAGGTAACGAAGAGGCCATCAGTGCCTATTCAGATGCCGTGGCGATTGACCAGGCCAGGTTCGCTGTTAGGTTAACGGGTCTTTTGGATGAGCAAAAGAATGCGTACGACATGAGGCAAGACGCGAAAGCCAAGTTGTCCATGCGTTTACAGGAGTTCATCGAGAGGCAAATCTTTCTTAAACTCGGCGGGGTGGGTCATGCTTCTTTAACTGACGTAAATGGAACGACCATTTCTGCTGATTACAACTGGTCAAATACGGGCGATCAGGTACCTACGGCAGATACTGGGGCCGGCTATGGCGATCGGTATCTCTGTGCGGATTATACAAACGGTGCGGATTCGTTGGCGACAACGGACCTGATTACACCTGAGTTAATCTCACGGGCCAGGGTAAAGGCTTCTTTGGCGTCTCCGAAGATCCAGCCGTTGAAGATTGACGGCAAGAACTTCTACGTCATGTTTGTGCATCCGTGGCAGGCGTATGACTTAAAGAACAACGCCACCTACGCCCAGGCGCAAAGGGAAGCGGCTGTTCGCGGTGAGAAGAACCCGATCTTCACGGGTGCATTAGGTGTTTGGGACGGGGTGGTTGTACATGAACATGAGTACGTGCCTTTCTTGGACATCTCAGCTGTTGGACACAACTTTGCGGCCACTGCGGGAGGTACTGACATCAGCGCGGACTGTTTCCGTGCGTTGTTAGTTGGCCGTCAAGCGGGTGTATTCGCAAAGTCGAAGTTCGGTAAAGGATGGGTTGAGAAAACTTTTGATTACGACAATCAGACGGGTTTTGCTACTCGTGTAATTGGCGGGATTCAGAAGTTGACTTTTAACTCAAAGGACTACGGTGTTGTGGCTGTGGATACCGCGGCGACTTCGCTGGTGTAACGTAGATTAATTTGAGGGATGGCAACGTCCCTCATTAAATAGGAGATATAACATGGGACATACAGCAGGAACTCAATACGCGACTGAGTTTGCTGGCAAATACAAGACCATGACGGTTCTTGTGGATGCCGGGACTCAGACCGGGACGGTTGCTGTGACCGGGCTGACCACTATTCGTGGTGCTCAGGTCACTTTAGCCGAAGCACCGACAGCAGACGCCGCTTTAGTGGCTGTAGCGGGTATTACCGGCAATGTGGTCACGGTTAACGAGTACACCCCGCAGGGGACTCTTAACACGCAGACCGCAATCGACTTTTACCTTACGGTAATCGGCGAATATTAGTCTTTCCTCCGGGTGGGGGTGGCTTCGGCTGCCCCCGCTTAAATGGCAAGAAAGGTTCGTTTATGCGAAAAGAGTTGTTAATCGGCTGTGGAAGCCGGACACAGAAAGACTTGATCTTTGACAACCGAAAAGAGTTTGAGAACGTGGTGAGGCTAGACAGCAACGCTGATCATAAGCCGGACGTGGTGTGGGATTTAACCAAGCATCCCTTACCATTCAACACAAACGAGTTTGACGAGATCCACGCTTATGAAGTGCTTGAACACCTGGCTTATCAGGGGGATTACGAGTTCTTTTTTAAAGAGTTCACAGAGTACGCCCGGATATTAAAGCCTGGAGGAATGTTTTTTGCTTCTGTTCCAAGAGGTATATGGACATGGGGCGATCCTTCACACAAAAGGGTTATCCAGAACGAAACATTAGTTTATTTAAACCAGAAAGAATATGAACAGGTCGGGAATACGAATATGTCGGATTTCCGAAACATCTATAAAGCTAACTTTAAGAAAATATATGCTCATGAAACGGAGCATAAGTTTTTCTTCATATTGGAGAACAGAAAATGAGCATTATGGTGCTGATGCCTATTTATAAGGCAATGGACGCAAGTTGCGTTATTTCATTGATTGACTTCCATCAACAGTTGGTTGAGGACGGGCACAGGTGCAAGTTTGTTTTCAGCAACGGGTTTAACGCGGCAAAGGCAAGAAAGGCCCTGACAAGTTACGCTGTTGAACTAAAAGACAAGTTTGATTATGTTTTATGGCTTGATAGCGACCATATTTATAAGAAAAAAGATTTTTACGCTCTCATTAAGCGCATGGAAGAAGAGAATCTTCCGATGCTGTCGGGGACGTACAAGTTGCATGGAAGCACTGAGACGGCACATGGGATAACCGATGATAACGGGTTCCGGCATTTCAAAGAGGGCGAGCTGGATGGAAGCGTCATTGACTGCCAGGTGGTCGGGTTCGGGTTTTTGGTAATGCGGCCCAATCTTTTAAAGGTTCTTTGGAAGAAGTACGGAGAGGATTTGTTCATCCTGGATTCAAAGGAAAACTGCACGGAAGATGTGACGTTCTGCCGGGCGGTCAAAGAGATCGGGGAAAGAGTTTGTTTCGATTCAAAGGTAAAGGTCGGGCATATAGAGCTGGCGGTGAGGTACTGATAATGAACTTTTCATTTTGCATGCCTACCAGAGGGATAAAAGAGCCGATTATAAAGATGCTCGATTCGTTTGAAAGAACAACAAAGTATAAGAAAAAGATTGAGTTTTTGTTTGCGATAGATGAGGGGAAAACGGACATATGTGATGTTGTAGAACAGAGGGGATATACATTCAGCACAAGATTTTTTGAACGGCCCATAACGGAGGATTTCACGAACGATTATTATAATTGGCTGGCAGACAGGACGGTCGGAAACATTATTGTGGGCTTTAATGATGACACATGGATGAAAACGCCGAATTGGGACGCCAAGATACTGACAACTGTTAGGCAGTACGGATGTAAAGTTTTTATGTTAGATCAGTATGGATGCAAGATATTTATGCTTGATGTTTTAGATACGGCCCGGATGAAATATCGCCATCCGTTCCCGTGTTTTCCGTTTATATCAAGAAAATCTGTTTGCGGGTTGGGGTGGTTGCTTCATCCTAAAATACCAGTTTACCCGGCAGACAAGATCACATACGACGTTTATTCGAGGTGTGAGAGGGTGATCCCGATAAGAAATATCATTATAGAGCATGAGCACGTCAAAGAGACTGATGAATCAAAGCGCCGGATGTTTGATTTGTTTATGAATAACAAGACATTAAAGCGGGATGTTAATGGAATCCCGCAGGTGGATATAGGCAATGAGATTATGGAATTGAGCAAGCTGGCTCAAAGAGACAAGCCATTAAGGTTAAATAAGTTCAACAGGATAATGAATATTTTAAAGGAGAAATGACATGGCTGTAACTGATACCAATTACGCATCATTATGGAACATGACAGCTCTGGCTTCCCAGGGGCATGGGTTAAGTGCTAAGGGCATGCACCAGAAAGATTTGGTTGCGACCCTAACCGAGATGGAGACCAATTTCAACGCTGTATTAACCAAGCTCGACGCAGACGGTGGGGTTACGGACACAAATTATAACTCGTTATGGGCAGTTGACCTAAATAACACCGTTGTTGGGTCAAAAGGGCTAGATCAAGACAAGTTGGTGACGTTTCTGCAAGAGTTTTTGACAAACTTCGCCGGGGCGTTGACGAAGCTCGATAATGACGGAGGGGTGGCCGATGCAGATTATAACACCACGTTGGCATTGACTGACGTTATTAATGCCGGGACGAATTTCACTATTGCGGCTAACCAGAATCTTGCTATTGACAATCGTGGGATGCAGCAGGGCGCGCTCTATGACTTCCTGAGTAATGTTGTCACGAACTTTAACGCATTAAACGCGAAGCTCGACGCTGACGCTTAATAAAGGAGAGTTATGACAGGAGCGATTATGTCAGGTTATCAAAATACCATCTGTATTTCTTATAGTTCCTTTTCATCCCAATGTAGTGTTTGTTGCAATATCCACAGCCTTCGTGCTTTGAATGGCAACCTGGGAAAAAACAAAAGCTTTTTTCTTTAACATCAGCATGATGTTTTCTGTGTGTGTTCTTTGTATGTAATTCTAAATTTTCGATCCTATTGTCATCTTTTATTTCATTTATGTGATGGACAACCTCATTTGATGACAAATAGCGACCAAGATATTTTTCCATAACAAGTCGGTGTTCTAACACTTCGTTATGGAAACTTTTGAAAGGGTGATTGTAAGTTTTAACTAATACATATCCACTTGAATGGCGGCGACGTGAGCCTGGTTTCCTCATGTTGTGACGAATTTTACCGAGCCAAAATTTAGTAGGATTAGCCTTTTTACCTTTTGAAATATTTTCACAATGTTCTGGAGAAAATTTCATGCCTATTTTTGAAATAGATAATTTACGACGATGTTCTTCTGACAATGGAACACCTTTGCCTTTCCCCTTACGATTGCGAGAAATTTTAAGCTTTGTTTCTTCTGTATGTGGTGAGTTATGCATGTTTCTCCTTTCTTTAATGACAGGTTTAACTATATTATATCAAGTAAACATTAGAAAGTAAAGGAAATATTATGGATGGAGCGTCATTCCTAGCATATATAAAACGCACGTTTAAGCGCACCGATAAAGACACGGAGTTGTACGAAAGTATAACTGATTGTGTCATGGACATGCGGTTAAGGTTTTACCCGGAAGATTATAAAACCCGGTCGTCGGCTTTAACTGGATGTACGACTGTCGGGCAGTATGCTTTGACCTTACCCACCGACTTCGGGCATCTGATCGGGGAAGTCACGATAATAGATGCCACCAACCAGCAAAAATACCCGCCGTTAAAAAAACTCTCCATTGAAACCTACGATAGACTTTATCCCGACAGGACTCTTGATATAGGCGAGAGGGACACGGGCGTTCCTCAGCATTTCTGTTTATATGGCGGCGAGATATTCGTTGGTCCGTGTATAGACCAGACATACTACGAATTTTACATCAATTATACGCAAGAGTCCGCTCCCACCGTTGCGGCTGGAACTGATCCTGTGCCGTTCACGGCAAATTACCGGGAAGTTGTTAAGGCCGGGACGTTAATGAGGATATACCGGGATTTAGAGATGTATAACGAGGCAGACATACAGGAGAGGCTATACGAGCAGGGGATCGCCAAGATAGCGGCGAATGATGAGTTAAATTCAAACGCAGTGCATAATATTCAATATTCGGGAATATAAGGAGTGAATCATGGCAGATGTTCCGACGACCTCATGGGATGAGACGACGCCCGCTGGCAGCGATAACGCATCGGCAGGTGATGATCGGATAAGAGAACTTAAGACACAGATACGGGAAGTCATAGATGTTGACCACGATTTCCCGTCATCCGGCCAGGCGTCTGATGTAGGACAGCATAAGCAGGTTACGCTACAGGAGGCGGCAGATATAGGAACGGGGGCTGAGGGAGTGCCTATTTTAGGCGCGCAGACGGCTGGTGGGAAAGCTGAGTTGACTTTTACGGACGAGGATGACAACGATATACAGCTGACCAGCGGAGGGAAGTCAAACGCCGCTGCATTAGGTGGAGTTTATGCGGTGGATAATTTAGCGGCGGTGGCAAACATTATGGGGCATGTATATCCAGTAGGGTGCATTTATACCAACATCACGGGGACAAACCCAGGGACAGAGTTGGGCGTGGGAACATGGACGGCATTTGGTGCTGGCCGGGTGTTGGTAGGGTATGATTCAGGAGATGCAGATTTTGACGCCGCTGAGGAAACTGGCGGGGCAAAAACGGTCGATCTATCTCACACCCATACTGTAACAGCACAAACAACGGACAGATTTACCGATAATGAGACAAGCGGTGTAAGTTACCACGACGAAACAGACGCCACACAGGTATATGGACACAATGTATCTGGTACAGCAGACAGCCAATTATCGGCTACTCAATCAGTTGTCCAACCTTATATCGTCGTGTACTTTTGGAAGAGAACTGCTTAATGCCATTAGCATTACAAAAAAGAGGTTCAATACTGCTCATTGACGGGCTGGATGTATCAAGACCGGCAGAGTATATATCTCCCAACGCTGCTTCGGCGGTGCAGAACTTTAAAGTTGCCAGAGGTCTTTTGACAAAACGGGAAGGCACGACTGCCGTTGGGTCGGCGATCTCAACGGCTGATGAGATCATGGCCGGGAGAGAGTTAATCCGTGAGGGGGTTAGATATAACGTCCGCATTGGGTTGGATAAGATCGATAGGTACAACACGGGAACGTCGGCATGGGTGGATATAACGGGGTCTGACTTAACGGGGTCAACGAATGATCTGGTTGACACGGCGGTTCCTATTTTATCAAGTAAGAGAATACTTTGTATTGCTAACGGGATTGACGCTATACGGAAATGGACCGCTTCCGGGAATACGGCTGATTTAGGCGGGACTCCCCCGGTGGCGAAGTTTATCCAGGAATACAAAACATATTTAGTGTGCGCTAATATCGCCGGGGGGACGGATGTTGCCCAAAGGGTGCAGTGGTGTGATACGGCTGACCCGGAGACGTGGGATAGTGGAAACGCAGGAAGCACTGATCTGGTAGAGGATGGGGAGGATATTACAGGATTAAACGTTTTTGGGGATTATGTGGCGGTACATAAAGCCACGTCGATTTATTTAGGTTCTTTGGTATCGAGTAACGACATATTCAGGTTTGACCGCAGGAATGTCGGCAAAGGAACGATAGCCAATCACACGATTGTTAATTTGCCGACAGGTGAGCAGATATATTTAGCAGATGACGGGATACGGTTGTTTAACGGGGTTTCATCGCCGTCTATCAGCGGGACAACGAACGACGAGATTAGGGACGAGTTAAGCCAGGATTATGCTTTCAAGTCCTGGGGGGTATTGGTATCCGAGCAGGATGAGGTATGGATTGGCGTACCTTTAGGGTCACAGACCACGCCGGACACAGTATATAAATATAATTATGTAACTAAGGTTTTATATAAAGATGTCCGTAGCGGGATAACGGCGGCCTGGCGGTCTGTAACTTCTGAGAGTTCGCAGACATGGGCTGATTTAGTTGGGACGTGGGACGCGCAGACGTGGAGATGGAACGATGCTTTTGTTAACGAATCATTTACTGACATATATTTAGGAGCGAGTGACGGGGAGACGTACCGGGTGGATTCTACGTCAAAGAACGACGGGTCGACGGCCATCAATGCCATTTGGACAAGTAAAGATTACCAGGCGGACGAGATCGGGCAGATGTGCCGATGGTTGGAGTGTCATTTATGGGCAAAGGGGTCGGGGTCACTGACTTGTGAATATTCTTCTGATGCTGGAGAAAACTGGTACGAGATGAGCGGGAGTCCTTATACTTTAACGACAGATTTCCCGGCGGATTCGGCCCCGATAGATTTATATTTTGATGCGGTATCGACCAAGCTGAGAGTAAGGTTCAGGATAAACGCCACGGGTTCGGATTTAGCAATTAAGCAGTTTAAGTTAGGCTTTAAGCCAAGAGAGTTCAGACGATGAAGATCGGAGCTAAAAAGATATTACCTGTTCCTCAGACGCCGTTTGAGCATGATTTGGTAAGGGCTTTAGAGGACACGTTTAACCAGATTGATGAGAGCGTAGAGCTAGCGAACAGGCCGAACTTGGTGTCAGTGGCGACGAATTACACAGTAGGAAAAAATGATGTAGTTGTGATTGGAACAGATACGGCGACAGTGACGCTTCCGTTAGCATCACCGAGCAAAGAGAGAGAGATTATCGTCAAGAATACCCATGCATCAAATACGGTCGTGGTAGCGGCCCAGACGGGTGAGAACATTGACGGAGCGAACACATATTCTTTATCGAGTCAATACGATTCATTATCTGTAATATCAGACGGAACAGACTGGCACATACTTTCTACAAAGTGAGGGAATAAAATGGGACTATTTACAAGCGACAAGACTTATTCGTTAGAGCCGATGCTCACCGAGGAGCAGAAACAGGCGCAGAGGCTTTTATCCAGCATTTCGCAGGGCGGTAACATCGCCGGGGTGGATTTGGGTGAACAGTACGGCGGGTCAATGGGAAGTTTCACGCCTACGGCCACAGAGGGGTTAGCGACAAACAGGATATACGAGTTGCTTAACGCTGGTACACCAACGGCATTAAACACCGCAGAGAATACACTTACCCGGTTGGCAGATACGTCGTTTGACCCACAGGACCCGTCAAGCGGATATTCGGCTTATTCCAGGCAGGTAGCCAGGGCCACAAGAGACGCCGATGACGTTCTTAACCGGGAAGCGGCGATCACCGGGAACAGGTTTGGGGACAGGATACTAGGAGCAAAGACAGATTTGGCCGAGCGGCAGGGGGACATTTTAGCGACAAAGCTGGCTGAGTTATACAATATAGCGCAGAACAGGTCATTGGCCGGGGCGCAGGGGTTAGTCGGGTTAGCCGGGACACAGAACCAGATGGATTTGAACAATATCCAGACCGGGGCGACTGTTGGGTCATTACAGAGGCTTTTAGATACGGCAAAGGCCCAATCTCAGTATGAAGAATGGCAGAGGGCCAGGAATGAGAGGTTAGGAACGGCACTTGACGCCACGAGCCAGCTTTATAACCGAAACATTCCTTATGGGGCCAAAGAGTTAACATCTACACGGTCAACGCCGTTTGGCGCGTTGTTAAATGCTGGGTTGAGTGGGATAGGAACTGGCGTCGGTTTAGGTGTCGGAGATTTAATCAGTGGCAAGATAGCGGATATATTCAAAAAAGATGATCAAACTGTCTAAGGAGCAATTATGGCAAGTATTCAAGATTTAATAGCTTTAGCGGAGTATGACAGGCAGACGAGCCAGGCGGCGAATCCTTTATATGGTTTGGCCGGAGGGTTTGGCAGGGGTGTGGAGTCTGGTGTGATTGAGAGTCATCAGCGCAGAAAGGCCGAAGAAGCTGCAAACACTACTTTTTCACGACTTAAACAGCTTTTTGGCGACAACAATGACTACCAGAACAATTATAAAATCAAGACGACGGTAACTGAACTCTATCAGAAATTTCCTCAGTTTGCAGATAAGATTGACCTATTGAGGCGAAGGAAAGTTGTTGGCGGGGGGATGACGGTTAAGTCACAATTAGACAATCCTATACCTTCAAGTGGTGGTCAACAAGTTCCTATTAAAAATAGTATTGATATTGGTGTCCCTGATGACCTTAAAACTGTTCAAGAAAAGAAATTTGAGATTGAACAGAGAGAGAATATGGAAAAGAAAGAATTGCAATCTAAAACAGTTAAAGCAAAGGCTTCTGATATGCTTAATACTGTTGATCGTCTTTTAAGTGATAAGAATATAAAACAGTTTGGTTTTACTGGCCCAATTCCTTCTATCCCTGGTACTGGGAAAAGAGAATGGCTAGCAGAGTTAAATTACTTAAAGGGTAATCAAGTATTGCAATTAATGACAGAACTGAAACAAGCAAGCAGAACAGGGGCGACTGGTTTTGGCCAGTTGAGCGAGAAAGAGTTGGAGTTATTGGGGAATTCTGCCAATCGACTTTCAAGAGGGCTCCCAGAAGAATCCGCAAAAAGGGAACTTCAACGGATAAGAGGCATGCTAGAGAAGATATTAAATCCGACTACACAAGATTCGGGCGGAGTTGAGCCTGATGAGGGTTTTAGTTATCTTTGGGAATGATGCAATAATGAGTTATTTCTTATTGTTTGTATTGACCATTTTATTAAATATAAAATAACAAATGTTGGATAACCAAAAATACCGATTATGCTAAATTGTTTTACAGATGAAAATTCACCAAGAATAAAAATAGTTAAAAAAAATATAATACACAAAATATGAACAGAGATAGAGAATTTTACTTGATTGAAAAAGGTTTTTATCATGGCTAAATCCTGGTCACAGGTTGAACAATCTCAAAAGTATATGAACCTTCCACCGCAGTCGCAGATTCAAGCGAAGAAGGAATATTGGGATAATGTTGTATCATCTAAACCTCAATATAACACTTTAGACGAAAAAAGTAAACAAAAAGCCAAGTCAGAGTTCTTTGGCGGCACATTAGTTGAAGATATGCCTGAGAGTGAGTTTCAACCAAAGAATATTGCACTTGAAACAGCTAAACAAACAGGGCTACAGATTGGAAAGAGTGCTGTCAGTGTCCCTGTTAATATTGTCAAAGGTGTTGGTACAATGATTAGACACCCCTTGCAGACAGGTAAGGCAATCGGTGGTACGGCTGTTGGATTAGCACAGAAAGCTATCCCAGGAGAGCAAAAGCAAGAGAGATATGCAGATGCCTTGATTGAAGGTGTCCAAAATCGATATGGTGGCAGAGAAGTATATGATGAGCGCATAGGACAAACTGTGCCAGCTTATGCTAAGACTGTATCAGAAGATCCTTTTGGATTTTTGTTAGATGTTTATGCTGTTGCCGGGGCAGCCGGTGGAGCGGCGCGAGGTGTTGGAAAATTAACTGGAAGCAAGACATTGCAAAAGGCAGGGTCTTTTCCCATGACAGCACAAGCCACTAAAAAGACAGGCACGGCTATAAAATCATCTAAACCTTATCAATCCGCATTTCCTGCAAAGACACAAAGAGTTAATCAGGTCGTTGATGCTGGAATTAAAAAAGCAATCCGTCCGTCAGTTGTTGGTAAACGCACTGCATCGCAGTCGGCTAAATATAACAATAATGCGAGGGAAGCCGTTAAAACTATTGTCGAGAACAAAAACAATCTTAGATTTACAGATGATTTTGGGGATACCGTTAATCGTTTACCTAAAGACTTGAATGAGTTTTCTCAAGCAATACAACAGACAAAGTCTCAGGTTTATAATTATTACGATGATTTATTGAAAAGAGCCGGAGAACAAAAAGGCGCGGTAGATTTAGGAAAAGCCGTTAATAAGCTGGACGACGTAATAAATAATAAGACTTTGCAGATACATGACCCGTCAGTTATTAAACATGCGCAAAATGTACAAGAAAGATTAATGAATGTCGGTAAATTAGGCGTTAAAGAAACCGATGAATTGATTAAATCCTATAATAATAGCCTTAAAGCATTTTATAGAAATCCTACTTATGATTCAGCAACAAAAGCATCTGTTGACGCGATGATTGCTAATAATCTGCGTTCTTCTTTAGATGATGTTGTCAGTGGAATTACCGGAAAGGCTTTTCAGCCTGTTAAGAACAAATATGGCGCATTAAAAGCTATTGAGCGTGATGTTAATAGGCGCGCTATTGTGGCCGGTCGGCAGAATATAAAAGGATTGATTGACTTTACTGATATATTCTCTGCTGGAGATGTTGTTAGGGGGATTACGGGATTTAATCCTGCCAGTGTTTCAAAAGGGTTGGCACAGATGGCTATTAAGAAAACATTTAAAAAAATCAATGACCCGAATAATATTGTTAAGAAAATGTTTGAAACAGTTGATAAATACCATGACCCATTACCGGATGTTATTACACCAGAGATTTTAAGTAATCTTCCAACACCTATTCAAAAGGCGATTCAATATAGAAAAGCTCAAAAGATTGGGTACGGGACAAAGGCATTACCTTCACCGAAAGATGTGCCTTATTACAACACTTCTGGCATAAGGAATGTTGGGCAGTCGTCAATAAAAATTCCATCAACAGAACGAGGCGGAATTGTTTATGGTCAATCTCCTTATTCTGGTACAAGCCTTCCGGCGACTATTCCTCCAACACCAAGAGCCAGACCGACTACTGAACAAATTAGAAAGATAATGAGAATGAAATCTAGAGGAAAGCCAATTAGAGGAATACGAGAAGTTCGACCTAAACAAATTATAGAAAGATAACCACTTAAAGAATCAAGGAGAACCTCGCATGAAAAAATTAATCCTAATTCTAGCATTTTTAATGATATGTACAACGGCTCATGCCAACAGGTTTTTTGTTGAAGAAGTGACGCCAAAAGATACTTCCGGCACGGTTTTATCAGCTTATGATTTAACCAGCGGTGCGGCGGTATATACAGAACCAATAAAAGTTTACGACAATGTTGGGTATATGACCATGTTGGTAACAGAGAATAAAGCTGGCGGGGCTGGAGACGTGGATATTTCCGCAGAGTATTCGTTAGACGGGACTAACTTCTATACCGCTTATACGACCAATCTCTCAGGCACTATCACTTCTGAGGGGAATATAGTCACAGCCTTACAGAATGCCACCAGATGGATAGTCTTGACTCCAAGATTAGCGAAGTTTGTAAGATTTAAACTAGACCCTGACGCTGATTCACAGATAACATTAAGCATAATATATCAAGAGCAAAGATAAGGAGATTAGGATGAAAAGATATTTAATATTATTTATTTTGTTATGGGCGGTTCCGGCATTTGCGCAGTTTGGCGGTAGTCCTTTTTCGGCCGGGAGTCATGTGTTGACAGGCGACCTCACCCTAGAGAAAGGGGAGATTATAGATAACAGCACAGATGGGATTATCTGTCTGCAAGGTGCAGGAGGGACGAATAACGAGGATATATGTTTTGATTTGGAGACGCTCGCGAATATTCCATCTATCATATCAAATACAGGTGTAACAAGGCTTTCTATAGGTTTAGGACAAGGTTTATTGTTTAATGACGGAAAATCAATAGAGTTTGGAACAGGTGGCCCAGAAGTAAAAATTCTTTGGGATGATGGCACGAATGATAGCTTTCAAATCGGCACAGATGTTGGTGGAGCTACTAAAAGTGGATATATTTCAATAATGGAAAACGGTGATATGGGCCTTGCTAATAGAGAACCATCAGGCACATCCGCCGACCCTGTGTTAAGGGTGTATTCGAGTGATGCGACGGCGGCTACAGATTATATTGAGATGTATCATAATCAAACAGATGCTAATATTGATGTCGGCACAGGAGGTCTTAAAATAAACGTTCCAAATATTGCAGTTGGTGGCACAGCTGTTGACGCTAACTATATGTTTATTGGTTCACGAAATTCAAACGATCCTACAGCAAGTAAATATGGTGGTAGTTTTTCGAGAAACTTAATTATGACATCAACCAATAACCAGAACATTACAGGACTAATTGGGACTGTAAACGTTCACACTGGTGCTTATAATGCTACGGGTGACTACACTGGTGTTGTAGGGCAAACGACAAATCAAACATCGGCAAATGCAGATGACGCATGGGGTGTTGTGGGGAGCGTCTATAACCAAAGCACAGGAACCATTGTCAGAGGATATGGCGTTGAAGGAAGGTTACGAAATCTTGATGCTTCTGGAACAATTACGACAGGATATATTTTGTATGGCGATGTAGATTTTAACAATGGAACAATCGGAACAACCTATGGACTTTATCTTGGCGATTTAACAGATGGAACACAGACAAACACACCCTGGGGAATTTATGTTTCCGATGCAGTTGCCAATAACCACATAGCAGGTTCTTTAATGATAGGAGATACCGACCTTACGGCAGGGCCGTTTCAGGTATCACCGCCAGCAGAAGAAATAATCGCAGCAGCAGCTACTATAACGGCTGATGCCTGTGGAACAATTAAGCAAATATCAACAAATGACGCAGGGGCAGTCACTACAAACACGACCAACACCTTCACAGCTCCAGCAGCAGCAAATGAAGGGTGCTGTATGGATATTATTAATACGGGAGGGGCAGATAACATAACCCTAGATAATAATGCAAACTTTAAATCAATCGGTGGGGCTGATATTGTAATGACTCCAGATGATTCTACCAGAGTTTGCAGTAACGGCTCAGTATGGTATTCTGTCGGTTCATTAGTTGCTAACTAATCACAAGGAGATTCTAAAATGAAAAAACAACTCTTAATCACCTCACTAATCTGTTTCTTAATCGCAGGGATGGCAAGTCTTGGGTTTGCTCAAGAAGCCGACAATGAGATTGCTCAAACAATCGAAATCCCTGACGCAACAAAATGGGTTCTTGACACAGAAAAACGGTTATGGATTACTGAAACCTACGAAGTGACATGGCGGCAAATTGATTCTAACGGTGACCCGACAGGGGAAGAAATTACGGTAACATTCCGTAATGTAGAGGATGACATTTCGACCCCCGAAGATGAAACCGAAACCGATTTCACGGATGTAAATAATTATCTAAAAAACAGAATGGCAGCAGGCGACAGTTATATTCTGGCTCTTAAAAAAGCGTGTAAGATTAAGTTAGGGTTGAACTAAGGAGAGCCATGGCAAAACGAATTGTCAAAGAAACCGGCAGTCAAGATTTATCCTCAGCGGCTTTTTCACTTTCCGCTACGGCCCAGGGGCAGATGCAGATAGGTCATATTACTTTAGCGGCCAGTGAGGGGATTACTGAAACCGTTACTGTTACTATCAACCAATTCGAGGGGGCTAATTATGACGTGGTTTTACAGACTTCCTCGTTAAACAGCCAGAGTGATTATATTTATAAAAGCGGGGGAGATATAATCATCCTTAATCATGGAGACTCTATAGATTTAGCCTGTACTAACGCTAATACGACAGGCGTTGTATATGGGAAAATCTTATTGGTGGAGACATGAAAAGCGAATTAGATAAACTCAAAGAAAAGTTAGAGCAGGGGAAAAAAGAACTCAACACAATACACCGGCAATGCGCGGTCAAGAAGAAAGAGGTCGAGGACTACCGCCGTCAAAGGGAAGATCAGAACAAAGATTTAGAGAGGGCGTATACCCGGATGCTGGAAAAACTCTCTGAGATAAAGAATGAGATAAAACTCCGGCAGGATGCATTAGATGCCGTCACGAAGCAGTTATTTTCCCGGCAGGAAGATTTATCTAAGGCGAATGAACGTATAAAAGAGATTATTGTTGAGAAAAACAATTTAGATAAGAAGTCCAGGGATCTTATTAATTTTGATAGCAGTCTTAATTTGAAGCGGGACACATTAGACGGACTGGAGAAGCATTTAGCCAATCAAGCGAAATCTATTGACCGGGAAAAGATTGTTCTTGAGGCGGCGTTTGAGAGGGTGGCTAATCATAAAGCGGAAATTGAACGCAGAGAGACCGACGTAAAGAAAGCCGAACAGCGGGTTAAAGAGATGGAAGATACAGCCAAGCGCAAAGCCACAAAAGCCGATGAATTGTTAAGCGAGGCTCAGGATATTAAGAGCCATGCAGAGACCGACAGGGAAGAGGCTCTTGCAGACCGTAAGGCCGCAGAAAGAAACAGCAGAGAAGCCTTAGAGATGAGAGAAGATGCCGAAAAGGTTTTAAATCAGGCTGAAAAACAGCACC